CGTTCGTGTAACCGACCCTGCGGCTGCTACAGCCAACCCAGGCACCACGATCACGGAGTTTGCGAACCAGACAGTCTCGCTGGCGCAGCTCAAGCAGGCGTTGGGGCTCAACACCAAGACGGGCGGCAGCACAGGCGGAGGGGCAGCGGCTTCGCTCGTCCCAGGACCCGGCTTGTCTGGCGGCGGCGTGTTGGTCGGCGCGGTGCCGATCAACCTGACGGCGCCGATTCCTGCGTTCATCTTCGAGGAAGGCGGCGGAGGGGGCGGGGATGGGGACCCCGGGCCGCCTGGGCAGAATGGGGCTACTGGCGCAGTTGGTCCGATGGGGCCGGCTGTATTCTTCCTGCCCGATGACCCTGAGCCTGCGCTCGACGCTGTGCCCGGCGCAGTCGGTCCTCCCGGCAGCACAGGCGCAGGCGGCCCAGCCGGTCCTGCTACATACCTGAGCGCTGAAGACGGAGAGGACGGTTGGCACGCTATCCCCGGCCCGCAGGGCATACAAGGTCCGCCGGGAGCTGCGGCGCCTGTTATATGGCTTCCTGGGGAAGACGGAGCTGAGGGAGATATGGGGCCGCCCGGTCCTGCAGGGCCGCAAGGCTCTGGCGGAGGCGGAACCGTGGCCTTGCCAGGTACAATTCCCGATCTGACATTTTGGTGGGAAAGCGACAACATCCTGGGCGCCAGCGGTGCGCTTATAGCAAGGCTTCAAGAGCGGACACCCTGGATTACTGGTGTCGCTGCTGTCGCAACATCAAACTTTCTGTCCATAGATTCAACGCAGTTGAATTCCTTGAACGTGCTCAAAGCTCCTTCGGGTACCAACTACGCGCTACCGAATCCGTTCCCGCTAGCCAAAGCTGGCACGGGAGGATGTACCTTCTTTGCAGTATTCAAGCCCGGTTCAAGCGGCGCTACTCAAGCGCTTATCGGTGGAGCATCTGGCTCGTGCGCCTTCTACCTGATGGTATCACCAACGCTTGCCGTTGCCCTCGTCAAGAGCGGAATAGCGGTTATAGGCACGAGCACAACCACATGGTCTGTAGGCACGTGGTATCAAGCGAATGCGACCTACAACGCTTCGACCGGAGCTTACGCATTTCGGCAAGGGCGCGCATCGGCAGGTAGTGGCACCGGTACGACGGGGGCCGGTTCTGGCAATACAAATGCGCTGGGCTCAGACTTTGGAGGCGGAAACCCCCTCAACGCAGCTTCTATCGCTGCCCTTATCGTGTATGACAGGGTGCTCTCTGGCACTGAAATTACGAGTGTCGAGAACTACTTGAACGCCAAATGGGGGGTCTAGTAGACCCCGAGAACGGCATACCCTAGACTCTTGCGCAATCGGAGGATTTATGGCCAGCAACAAGATTTTGAACTTCCCGGCAGCATACATCGCGAACGCTGCGGCGAATCTGTTCAACGTCGGGACCGCGACAGGCGGAGTGGGCTTCACGTCCACCAACCCCTATGCGATCCTGAAGCACATTCGCATCAGCAACAAGACTGCTGGCGCTGTCAGCGTCACGCTCTACAAGGGCGCGACGGGTGCGAGTGCGGGTGGCACTGAGTTTGCCTTCGCGAACGTATCCATCCCAGCCAACAGCTACGTTGACTGGTACGGTCAGGCGCGATTTGACTCCGCCGACTTCCTAACCGGCGTTGCCGGTGCTGCGTCCAGTCTCGTGATCGAGATTGACGGCGAAATCGGTCTCGCGTAAGGAGCGCCGCCATGACCAAACTGTATATCACAGAGTTTCCCGGTTTCGCAGCCAACGAGCAGAGCGATTCCGTGGATGTCGCACCGGAGCCGGCGTCACAGACGCAGGTTATCAACACGGCGGCAACCACAGGACCGATCGCGACATTGGGTGCGATCACTGCTGGCTCGCTGTACACCAACGGCACGTATACCAACGTCCCGCTGACGGGCGGCACGGGCTCAGGCGCCAAGGCGACGATTACTGTATCGGGCGGAGCGGTGACCGCTGTTACGCTCACCGCGCAAGGCACCGGGTACACCGTCAACGACGCGCTGAGCGCGGCTGCGGCCAACATCGGCGGCACGGGCTCTGGTTTCTCCATCCCCGTAGCCACGATCACTCAGCAGGTGACCCTTCTGCCGACCACTCGAGTAATCGAGCTGGCGGCTGACGGTATCTGCTCCTTCGTGGTTGGACAGGTCGGTGCCAACGGTCTCGGCCCTGTGGCGACGACCAGCAACGCGCGCATCCCAGCGAACAACCCGCCTTTTCGGCGCGGCATTCCCGCACCGACCGGCCAGCAGATTACCGGCCTCAACCAGTGGTTGGTTTCGGCGATCACCAACACGTAAGGTGCCATCATGGCTCTTGACCCGATCACAGGCGCAGAGGAAGCAGTCGGCAAGATTGCTGATGTCGTGGGCAAGTTTTTCCCCGACAAGACCGAAATCGAGAAGGCGCAGCTCACCAACGCGCTCCAGATCACTCTGGAACAGATGAAGGACCAAGCTGCGCAGCTCTCGGCGCAAACCGACATCAACAAGACTGAAGCCGCATCGGTGGACCGAATCAACCACTGGCGCGGCGGCCTGGGCTGGGTCTGTACATTCGGTGCGGCGAACGCTTTCGTATTCATCCCGCTCGTCAAAGTCTTCGTGGCCATCTGGCACGGTCAGCCGGTGCCTGACATGGACACCACGACGCTGCTCGAAATCCTGGGCGGTATGCTCGGGTTGACGGGGCTGCACATCACGGATCGCAAGCTCAACGGGGGTGCATCATGAACGGGCACACCAACGCACACGGCTGGCTGGGACTTTGCATAGGGACCGGCATCCTGGGATCGATCGATTGGTTCATCCACGTGTCCATCCCCTACATGCAGTGGATCGCACTGGCTATCTCTATCGCGGCCGGCGTGCGCGCGTGGCTGGCGGCGCATAAGCGGAAGCCATGAAGCTCGGGCCGGCAGGGGCGAAGCTGATCAAGAGTCGCGAACAATTGCGGCTCACGGCCTATAAGCCGACGCCCACGGACAAGTGGACGATCGGCTGGGGCCACACCGGCAAGGAAGTCGTCGAGGGGCTGACCTGGGTTCTCTCCCAGGCTGAGGCGGCCTTCGTCAGCGACACGCAATGGGCTTGCACGGCGGTAATGAAGCACGTCGATGTCGAACTGAGTCAGAACGAATTCGACGCCCTGGTAGCCTTCGTATTCAACGTGGGCGAGCCTCAGTTCGCCAACTCGACGCTACTGCGGGTGCTCAATACCGGCGACAAGGCCGGCGCGGCTGAGCACTTCGCGGAGTGGAACCATCAGGACGGCAAGGTACTCCCTGGCCTGACTGTGCGCCGAGCCCAGGAGAAGGCGCTGTTCACCGCTGCGGCCCCGTCTCCCGCCACCTGAGCCCATGCTTTCGAGCGCTCGCCCTAAGCGCTTCCCGAGGCGCTACGTCGGCGCGAGCCAGCAACCAGAAGTAGATGCCCTGGAACGTCGGCCCGTGGTCCTGAAGCCACCACGAATGGAGCTGCGTGCATATGTGGTGGGCGGTCTCGTGGAGCACCACGGCTGGGTTCTTGTGATCGAGCCGTAGGCTGATATAGGCCGCCTTCGGGTTCTTGGGGTCGCTATAGCTGTAGCTCATCTTCCGCCCCTGGTGCTGCCGGATTGGCACAGGAGCCACGTTGAACGCCTCGCAGGCTGTCGCGTGGAGGCGGCGGCACTCCTCCAGCGTCAGCGAGCCCCGATTGAACGCCGGCCAGTCTCCCTCGAAGTCGTACAGTTTCTGGCACCACGGGTCGGGCTGGCCGGTCGATCCGATAGAAAGGTTCATCCCGAAGGTCTCCGCCAAGGCCGGTCGTCCGGCTCAGGCAAAGACGCTACCAGCCTTTCCCGAGCCGCCGCAATCTTGACACGGCGGCTCGGGCGAGCGCGCGGGTCCCTTTCCGCGCACTCCAGCAGTTTCAGCAACTTACGGCTCACGCCCGAGGGACGCTGACCCACGGGGTCTCCTTGCCCTTCGGCGCCTTGTCTGCGAACACTTCCATTTCCCAATTCACTCCCAGGTCGGCGTGAGTCGTCCAGAGGTTCTGGCTGGCTCGCGAGAAGCGGAAGTTGTGTTGGGCTGCGTACTCGTCATAGCCCTTCAGACTGTTGTTGACGATCAGATGGCTGAGCGTGATGCGCTGATGCCAGTGCCCGCACTCCAGAATGTCGAAACTCTGATCGACCGCACTGTTGCGCTGCTGCTTCTTCTGCGTGCCGCGCATGAGGGAGCCGATAGGTCCGATGATGGAGTCAGAAGCGGGGAACTGGTCGCCGTGCGTCAGCAGGTAGCGCGTGTTGTAGACCTTGTACAGCGCATCCGCCGAGTCAGGAATGTAGAACTGGAATCGCTTGTCGGCCGCGAAGTGCTTGGCCAACATCTGGTAGAGCAGCCAGCCGAAGCTCGTTGCATTGCGATCCTTGTTCCACGTCTTCTTGGTGTCACGGTCGTGGTTGCCCGAGACGCACGGCACGAAGACGTTGCCGAAGATGCCGGCGAGGTAGGTCAGTGCAGCGACGAGGTTTTCAAACAGGTCCAACCACGTCGGCATGATGCCCTTCTCGTTGGTCGCGGCAAGCTCCTCATGGATGTTGCCACCAACCATGTCGCCGCCCAGCTTGACCACGATACCAGGGTAGCGCATCTGCGGATCGAGAATTTTCAGCAGGTAGGGGACGGTCTCAACGACGTGTTTAAGCCGGCGCCGCGCAATGGCGAGGTTGAACTCGTTGACACCGTTGACCTGCTCCTTGAACACGCGCTCGCCCCAATGCAGGTCCGACAACAGCAAGCCGGGCACGCCGGGCGCCGCTGACGTGATGCGCTGCTCATAGAGCCACTTCGGCGGCTGGAGCTTGTTGGTCTCCAGGTTGAGAGTGCCCAGGTAATCGCGGATGGCGTCAGCCGTGATTTCCTTCTCGCGAGCAATCTGCAAGTCGGCTCTGAGCTGACGGATGATTCGAGCCGGATCGTTCTCAGCCAGGAACGAGTCGGCTGTCTTTGGTGCATTAGCCATTGTCCTTCTCCGGTGTATAGCGGAACTTGGCCGGGACAACTTTGGCGTCCGCGAACCAAACATAGCGAGCCTTGCGGCCCATGAGCTTCGGGACATACGCGACGTGGCGATGGAACTCGTCACGCATGCGCGTTATCTCCACCA